TCATGCGGCAGCCCGCCGGTTCTTGAGCCCGAAGAACAGCAGGCCGTTCCAGCGCGTTCCTGTGATCGCCCGCGCAATCGCTGACAGCGACTTGTAGGGCCGGCCTTGCCATTCGTAGCCGTCGGCCATCACCGTCACGGTGTGCTCGACGCCCTGGTACTCTCGAATCAGCCGAGTGCCGGCGATGGGGATATCGCTGCCTCGCAGCCGGCGCACGGCGATGTTGCCGCCATCGAGTTGCTCGCCCAGCTGCTCCAGCCGGCGCACCGTCTCGGGCTTCAGGCCGCCGTAGGCCAGCTCCTGAATCCGGTAGGCCAACCGGCTTTCCAGGAAGCGCCGGTTATAGGGCGGGGGCGGAGTATGGAAGAGCGCCGTCCACTGCTCCTTCATCCGATTGTTCTCACGGTCCCATCGATGGCTGCATTCTCGGCAGCCCCACCGGGTACCGCGGCGCAACCATGCTGCACGAACTTGCTCTCTAGTCGGAGAATACCAAGCTCGGCGGCAACAATCGCCCATGACTGCAATCCCAGAAAAGCCAGGCATGATGGTGTTGTCCCGTCGTCGTCCGTTCACCCATGTCGAACCACTGGATGCGCTTTGTCAGCACAATCACGCGGCTGAGCGGCCCCGATGAAATCAAAGCCGCGGCTCTCTTTCCGGCCAACCATTGGAACCGCACCAACAGCGCCAATTGTCCGTTTGCGCGGACGGTAAGGTCGAGCGCGTGGCGTACAAAGTCCTGGAGACCGAGCGACCCGTCGGCCGGGCGCCCTTTTTGCCCTCCATCCCCATAGGGTGGGTTTGTCACCATCGCGCGGCATCCCGCTGGAAACGAAGTGCAGTCGTAGAAGTTAACACCACCTCGGCCAAATCCCCGATCGATCAGGTCGGAAGCCACCACCTTCTGGCCAGCATGTTCGAGTACTCGTGCCATTGCGCCGTCGCCACAGCACGGCTCCCACACGGGGCCGCGCAGCGTCACGTGCTTCAACAAAGCCTGCGTAACCCAGTCCGGCGTAGGATAGAAATCATTCGATTGGCGGTCATGGCCAGAGATATGGATCGCTCGAAAAGCAGGCGTTGCCCCGGCACTGGTGTCATCCTGGTCGTCGGATCCGTTCGCAGCTGCGGCCATTTACACTCCGTCATCAAATCAGCCAGGTCCATTCGCGAGCAAGACGCGCAACGCACCTTGAAGATGCCGCACTGGATCACGCAAATCATCCCAACGCCAAGTCGATTTGAGTGCCGAGGTCGGGATCACGATCAGCGACAAGGCGCCGCCGCGCCCGCAGGACCGCACCAATCGGCGGCTCAAGGCGATGCGCCCGAGTGAGCTGTGCCTCACCCACAACGCGAACGACAAACCGGCGGCCACGCTATCGACGTGACCGCCGGCCTGTGTCGAGAGCGGAAGCTAATCGGCCACTCGATATACGCGACCGCGGCCGTCGACCTTCTCGGACTCCACCTTGAGGCAGAGCTTCTTCTTCAAGGCGCCGGACATCGCACCACGTACCGTGTGGGCCTGCCAGTCGAGCGCCTTCACGATCTCGTCGATCGTGGCACCGTCGGGACGCTTTAGCATGGCGATCAGCTGAGCCTGCTTGCTCTCGGCGCGCGGCGCCTTGGGCTTCTTGGCAGCGGGCTTCGACGTGGTGTGCCTGGCGACGGTCTTGGTCGTGGCCTGCTTGCGGGTGGTCTTCGACATGGCGGCTGCTCCTTGGTGCGGGCCGCGACGGCCGCGGCTCCTACTGACCGGAGCCCCGCCAGCCTGAACCGGTCGGGGCGGTCTGGAGCATGTGGCTCTACTCGGCGTGCTCGCCTTCCTTGAAGGCGCTGTCGGTGATGCGCTTCAGCAGCTCGGCGTAGTGGGCGAGGGTGCCGACGTGGCCCCAGTTGATCTCGTCTGGGCCGACGCCGAAGTGGTCGTCGCTCAGCGCCGTGAGGCGCGCGAGCATCGTGTCGATCTCTGCCTTGCGGGCGATGTAGGCGTCGAGGGCGTTGCGGCGCATGTCGGTCTCCGTTGCTGGTGACCGCATAAGCGCTTCGATCGCGGCACGAGCCAAGCGAACTCGCGGATCATTCGATTGCTTTATTGGGAGCAACACGATCATGGGATTACGAGCGCTGCAGCCGCGCGTTGGGCTGGCGAATCTGCGCACGGCGGCTTTGCCGCCCAAGATCGCGGAACCGTTCTACTCGTCGCCGGCATGGATCGCGCTGCGCGATCGTGTTCGACGTGAAGCAGGTGGACGATGTCAGGTGCCAGGTTGTGGCCGCATCGAGCGCGGCATGATCGTCGACCACATCGTCGAACTGAAAGACGGCGGCGCGCCATTGGATCGAAGTAACGTGTGGTTGATGTGCCGATCACACCACAACCGAAAAACCGTCACCGAACGCGCGAAGCGCACGGCGCGGAGGCCGGGGGGACCTTGATCCTTGGGGCTTTTGGGGCGCGCTGCCGGACGGGGGCTCACGCAGAGAATTTTTCCCGTCCGCCAATACCTCCAAGAAAGGGCCCATTTCGGGGCCTGCAGCTGAAGGGCAACAATGACCGCTAAGAGGGCGCAAAGCCGCCGTGCCGGCAAAGAACCCGGCGCGGTCGCCGCGACTGAGGCCAGGTGGCCGGCCGACGCCGTCGAGCGACGGCCAGTGTCGGCGCTGTTGCCGTACATTCGCAATGCCCGGACCCACTCGGACGAGCAGGTCGCCCAGATCGCGGCCTCGATCCAGGAATTTGGGTGGACTTTTCCGGTCCTGGTCGACGAGGCCGGAACGATCATCGCCGGCCACGGGCGCGTGCTGGCAGCTCAGAGGCTGGGGCTGACCGAGATCCCGGTGATGGTGGCGGCCGGTTGGTCGGAGGCCAAGCGCCGGCTCTACGTCATTGCCGACAACAAGCTGGCGCTGAATGCTGGCTGGGACGAGGAGCTGCTGTCGCTGGAGATCGGCGACATGAAGGGCATGGGGTTTGACCTCACCCTGACCGGTTTCGGCGAGATAGAGCTGGTGAAGTTACAGCTCGGCGCCAATGGCGATGGCGACCCAGACGAGGCCCCCGAGCCGCCGGCCGAGCCGATCAGCCGTCCGGGTGACCTCTGGATCTGCGGAGAGCACCGTGTGCTGTGCGGTGATGCGACGGTCCGCGCCGATGTCGATCGACTGCTCGACGGCGAACTGGCGGACATGGCCTTTTGCGATCCACCGTACGGGGTGAACTACGCCAACTCGGCCAAGGACAAGCTGCGCGGCAAGAACCGGCCGATTCTGAACGACAACCTCGGAGAGGGCTTCGGCCCGTTTCTCCAAGCCGCGAGCGCCAACATGCTCGCTGTTACCAAGGGCGCGATCTACATCTGTATGTCATCGTCGGAACTCGACACGTTGCAGAAAGCGTTTCGTGGGGCCGGCGGCAAGTGGTCGACCTTCGTGATCTGGGCCAAGAACACCTTTACGCTCGGCCGCGCCGACTACCAGCGCCAGTATGAGCCGATCCTTTATGGCTGGAAGGACGGCGCCGAGCACTACTGGTGCGGCGCGCGCGACCAGGGCGACGTGTGGCTTTTCGACAAGCCGCATAAGAACGACCTGCACCCGACGATGAAGCCGGTGGCGCTGGTTGAGCGTGCCATCAGGAACTCTTCGAAGAGCCGGGATATCGTGCTCGATCCCTTCGGCGGGTCAGGCACGACGATGATTGCTGCGGAGCGAACGGGGCGGCGGGCGCGGCTGCTGGAACTCGATCCGCGGTACGTCGATGTGATTGTGCAGCGGTGGCAGGGGACGACTGGTGCTCGTGCCTGTCACGCCCTCACGGGTGACCAATTTCCAACGACTTAAGCAGCCTTCCGCTTGCGTTCCACGGTCTTCGTGGCCCGCCGGGCCGGTGGTTGGACGGCAAGGGAGAAGCCAAGCGACCGGATAACGCCGAGCAGAGTCGTCAGCTTGGGGTCGCCGGTGGGGCTCAGTGTCTTGTAGAGCGCCTCGCGCGTCACACCTGCGCCGCGGGCTACCTCGGCCATCCCCCGCGCTCGTGCAATGACGCCAAGTGCGTTGGCGATGTACCCGGCATCGCCCGACTCCAGGGCGTCGGTCAGCAGCTCAGCCTGAGCCTTGGCAGAACCAAGGTAGCGCGCCGCATCAAAGGCGATCGTCTTCGTAGCCATCTTCAATCCTCCAGGTCCGCCGCCAACGCTTTTGCCGCCCTGATGTCGCGAGACTGCGTACGTTTGTCTCCGCCACACAGCAGGACAATCATGATCTTCCCCCGTTGTACGAAGTACACTCGGTAACCGGGGCCGTAGTCGATCCGCAACTCGGAGACGCCCTCTCCAACTGGCTTGACGTCTCCGAGGAGGCCCGACTGCAAGCGCACGATACGCTGGGCAATACGCTCAGCAGCGCGCTGGTCGGCAAGTCGTTCCAGCCAGCGGCTGAAGACAACAGTCTGGCGTACCTCGAACACGTGTAACCTCTAGGTTACTGACGTTGAGGCGTCAACTGCAGATTACAAATGAAACGGTGCGCCGAATGGCGCCCAACCATAGGATTTACAAGTGACCCGCCCTGGACGCGGTCGGCCTGCACACACGCCGACCGACGAAAGCCGCAACCTCGTGGAGTCGCTGTCCGGCTTCGGCATCCCCCAGGACGAGATCGCCCGCCTGGTCGGCATCGACCCGAAGACGCTGCGCTTCCACTACGCCGACCAGATCGAGCTGGGGAGCATCAAGGCTACGGCCAAGGTGGCCCAGAACTTGTTCACCATGGCGTGCAAGCCGACCCGTGAAGGCCTGTCGGCGGCGATCTTCTGGCTGAAGGTGCGGGCAGGCTGGTCGGAGTATGCGCCGAAGCGCGTGGAAGAGCCTCTGGGCAAGAAGGAACTGGCCGAGCGTGAGGCGCTGACGGCCGGCGACGGCAACGAGTGGGGCCGGCTGGTTAACTGAGCTTGCTATTGGAGCCGACACGTCAAATCAGAAGGGGCAGATGCGAATGCTAATGTCGCGTGAGCCGCTCGTCCTTCAAGGTGGATGAGGCGACCGCAGGATCGAGGCTGGAAATACGCAAGACGACAATCTCGGGCGCGCGGGAGACTTCCTTCAAGGAATCTGCGAGCTGCTTGGCCCCAGAGTGGACTTCGAACGCCCAGTGAAAATCGACCATCCCCTCGTAGTCGGTAGATTCATCCGGCTCAACGCCGGCAAGAGTGACAAGGTTCTGTCGAATGTCCTGAAACCTGTCGGTTTTCTTGACCCACACCGTCACTGAGAACCTGGGTAGCCGAGCCATACCTCTCATTCCAACTTCCCTCTTGCGCGATGGCTTGCAGCCGATGGTGCGCCAGCCGAGTCCTGTTCAGCCGCCGTCCCTCCGTGGCTCGTATCATGCTGGCGACAACGCGAGAAGGCGGCAGGAGGCCGAAGCATCTGGGAGATTCGTGCAGACATGGAGCCCTGGTCGCTGGCCGTACCGGATTGGCGCGAGCGCATCCGGACGGGACGGTCGCTGCTGCCCGATCTGCCCCAGGTCAATCGGGCCCAGGCCAATCGTGCCGTAGCGATCTTCAACAAGCTGCGCCTGCCCGACGTGATCGGCACACCGGCGCTGGCGGAGGCAGGTGCGGACTGGTTCCGCGAGCTCGTTGGCGCGCTGCACGGCTCGTTCGACCCCATCGCCCGGGAGCGGATGATCCGCGAGATCTTCCTGCTGGCGCCGAAGAAGAGCTCGAAGACGTCGTACGCGGCGGCGCTGATGGTCACGACGCTGCTGATGAACGAGCGACCGCGGGCAGAATTCCTGCTGGTGGCGCCGACGGTGTCGCTGGCCCACATCGCTTTTAGCCAGGCGCTGGGCATGGTCGACAAGGATCCGGACGGGTTCCTCAGGAAGCGCCTGCACGTGCAGGAGCATTTGAGGAAGATCACCGATCGTCGGACCAAAGCTACCCTGGAGATCAAGGCGTTCGACACCACGGTGCTGACGGGCGTGAAGCCCACCGGCGTACTGCTCGACGAGCTGCACGAGATCGCCAAGGTGGCGGCGGCCGAGCGGATCATCGGCCAGCTGCGGGGCGGGCTGCTGCCCAACCCCGAGGGCTTCCTGGTGTTCATCACCACGCAGTCGGACGAGCCGCCACGAGGGGCGTTTCGAGCCGAGCTGATGGTGGCGCGCGCCATCCGCGACGGTAAGGCCCGTGGAGCGATGCTGCCTGTGCTCTACGAGTTCCCCGAGGACATCGCCAACGACACCGCTGACCCGCCGGCTTGGCAGGATTCCAGCAAGTGGTGGATGGTGACGCCGAACCGGGACCGGTCGGTCACGATCAAGCGACTGGAGGACGACTGGGCGCAGGCGAAGGCGAAGGGGCAGGGCGAGATCATTCGCTGGGCCTCCCAGCATCTCAACATCGAGATCGGGTTGGCGCTGCGTTCCGACCGCTGGGTCGGCGCCGATCTCTGGCAGCGGGCAGGCGACAAGACGCTTACCCTGGACGCCCTGATCGAGCGGAGCGAGGTGGTGGTGATCGGCATCGACGGTGGCGGCCTGGACGATCTGCTGGGTCTCGCGGTGCTTGGCCGCGACAGCATCACTCGGCAGTGGCTGCTGTGGTCGCGCGCCTGGGCGCACGGTTCGGTGCTGGAGCGGCGCAAGAGCGAGGCTTCGGTACTCCGCGACTTCGAGATCGCCGGCGACCTGCGGATCGTCACCAACCTGGGCGACGACATCGCCGAGATCGCGGCCCTGGCCGAGCGGATCGACGAGAGTGGCAAGCTGGGCTCGGTCGGCCTCGATCCATTCGGCGTCGGCGCCATCGTGGACGCACTGGCCGAGGTGGGGATTGCCGGCAATGACAGGGTGGTCGGCATCACGCAGGGTTGGAAGCTCACCGGCGCGATCAAGACCGCTGAACGCAAGCTGGCCGACGGCACTTTTAGCCATGGCGGCCTTGGCCTGATGGCCTGGGCAGTGGGCAACGCCAGGGTAGAACCCAAGGGCAATGCCATCGTGATCACGAAACAGGCGTCAGGCACCGCCAAGATCGATCCGCTGATGGCAGCGTTCAACGCGGTGGCCTTGATGGCGATGAATCCGCAGTCCGCCGGCCGGTCGTATCTGCGGTCGAGCGAGATGCTCGTTCTTTAGAGGGAACCATGATGAAGCTGCTCGCCGCCGCCGTACGCACAATCGCAATGGCGGTGCCCAGTCTTGTCCGCGATCTGGCGGGCCTCTGCGGTGTCGGCCTCGTCTCCTACGGCGCGTGGATGATCTACCCGCCCGCCGGCTTTATCACCGGAGGCTTGCTGCTGATCGTCGGCACCCTGCTCATCGCGCTCGGCAACCGCGCAGCCGGTTGATGGAGGGATTGTTCGGCTCCCTGGCGTCCAGCCTGCGACGCCGCGAGCTGAAAGCGACCGACGCGGGGAACCTCAGTTGGGCGGCGCTATTCGGCCAGCAGAATTCGCGGGCCGGCGTGTCGGTCAACGTCGACAGTGCGCTGAAGGTATCGACGGTGTTCGCCTGCCTGCGTGTCCTGGCCGACGGCATCGCGCAGGTGCCGTTAAAAGTTTACCGGGAGAAGGCCGACGGCTCGAAGGAGCTGGCGAAGGACCATCCGGCGTACCGGCTGCTGTCGCGCCGGCCGAACGAGTGGATGACGTCATTCGAGTTCCGGCAGGTCATGATGTTCCATGCTGTTCTGCTCGGGAACGGCTGCGCCTATATAGGCCGCATCCGCGGCGTGCCGCGTGAGCTGATCCCGCTGGTGCCCGGCAGCTATACGATCGAGCAGGCGAAGGATTACACGCTCACCTACCGGCTAACCGGCCTGAATGGGCAAACGACGGTCCTGCCACGCGAGGATGTGTTCCATCTGCGGGGCCCCAGTTGGACCGGCGTCGCCGGCCTCGACGCCCTGCAGGTCGCGCGCGAGGCGGTGGGGCTGGCGATCGCGACCGAGGAAACGCATGCGGCGCTCCACGCCAACGGCACTCAGCCGGGCGGCGTCCTGTCCGTAAAGGGCTCCCTGGACGATGCCGCCCGGGCGCGGCTGAAGGAATCTTGGGCGCAGTACCAGGGCGGACTGCAGAACCGGTTCAAGACGGCCGTGCTCGACATGGACAGCACATGGACGCCACTCGGCATGAAGGGCGTCGATGCCGAGCATCTGGATACCCGCCGGTTCCAGATCGAGGAGATCTGTCGTGACCTAAAAGTGTTCCCGCAGATGGTGGGCTACGCCGACAAGACCGCGACCTTCGCCTCGGCGGAGGCGTTCTTTCTGGCCCACGTCATTCACACGCTCAATCCATGGATCGAAAACTGGGAGCAGTCGCTGGCCCGCGACCTCTTCCCCGACGAGGACGATATCGTCGCGAAGTTTTCCATGCAGGGCCTGCTGCGCGGCGACAACGCGGCGCGCGCCACGTTCTATGCCAGCGGCATCACCAATGGCTGGCTCACACGCAACGAAGCGCGCCGGTTCGAGGACCTGAACCCGATCGATGGACTGGAGGAGCCACTGCTGCCGTTGAACATGGCAACACAGGCAGAGCGGTCGGCACTGCAGCCTACTGGAGGCAATACCTGATGCGACTGACGGCTACCCGGCCATTCGAGGTGAAGTTCGCCAAGGACGGACCGCCGGGATCCTTCTCCGGCTACGGTGCGGTGTTCGGCAACGTAGACGTCGGCGGCGACGTCTTGGTGAAAGGCGCCTTCGCGGCCTCGCTCGCTGGCTGGAACGCCCGCGGGAAGCTGCCGAAGATGCTCTGGCAGCACGGGCTGGGCGCCGCGGCCGAGGACAAGATGCCGGTCGGCTACTGGACGGCCATTGAAGAAGACGCCCATGGGCTGAAGGTCGTTGGTCAGCTCGATCCAATCGACACGGAGCGGGGGCGGACCCTGCTGGCGGGCCTGCGCAATGGCTCGATCGACGCCATGTCGATCACTTATTCGGCCGTCGACGTCGCCTACGGCAAGACGGCAGCTGACCCCGTCAGGACCATCACAAAGGTCGAGCTCTACGAGGTCGGCCCGGTCCTGTGGGGGATGAACCCCCTGGCCGGCATCGAGGACGCCAAGGCGGCGTCCCGGATCCGCACGATACGAGATTTCGAGGCCTTCCTGCGGGATGCAGGCGGGTTCTCGCACGCTGCCGCCCGGGCCATCGCCAGCGGCGGCTACAAGGCCAATCCGAATCCTCGGGACGAGGGCGGGATGGACGACCTCCTGGACCTGCAGCGGCAGGCCGAGAGTCTTTTCAGCACCACCTGATTCCGAGGACAACATGAACGAACACAATCGCGCCGTCGGGCGTGCGTACGCGCTTGAGCGCAAGGAAGCTAGCGACCTCCCGGCCGTGCTGGCCGAGGTCAAGAAGATCGTGACGCCGCTGATGACGGGCTTCGAGGAGTACAAGAAGACCAACGACCAGCGGCTCCGGGAGATCGAGACCACGGGCAAGGCCGATCCGCTGACCGAGGAGAAGCTTTCACGCATCGAGGCGACGCTCGCGGGCTTCGAGACGGCCAACCAGAAGCTGGTCAATGCCGAAGCCATAGAGGCCAAGCGCATGGAGCGCGAGAAGGAGATGCGGGAGCAGCTCGACCGCCTGCAGCTCAAACTCCAGCGCCCCGGTCTCGGCTCGGAGGAGGCCCTCGTCGAGCGCAAAACCTACTTCAACGACTGGGCCCGCGGCGTCATTGGCGCTTACACGACAGGCGTGCCGAACCTGCCGGAGCCCCAGGCCAAGGCGATCGCCCGGGCGACGGCGGAGTTCAAGTCGCTGTCGGTCAGCAACGACACGACGGGCGGCTACCTGGCGCCGGCGGAGTATGTTGCCGACATCATCAAGGGCATCACCCTTGTAAGTCCGGTTCGCTCGCTGGTGTCGGTCAAGCCGACGGCGAACAAGTCGCGGATGCAGCCCAGGCGCACTGGCCAGTTTGCCGCCCAGTGGGTGGCGGAACAGGGCACCCGCTCGGAGACGACGGGGCTGGCCTACGGGATGGTCGAGATTCCGACGCACGAGATGTTCGCCCTGATCGACATCAGCCACCAGAACCTGGAGGACACGGCCTTCAATCTCGAAGCGGAGATCCGCGGTGAGGCCGAGGAGCAGTTCGCCGTGGCCGAGGGGGCGGCCGTGGTCGGCGGCAATGCCGTGGGCAAGCCGGAGGGTTGGCTGATCAATGCCGACATCGCGTCCACCAACTCGGGCACGGCAGCCACCATCGCGGACGCGAATGGCCAGGCCGACGGGCTGCTCACCCTGAAATACGCGCTGAAGAGCGGCTATGCGCGCAACGCCAAGTGGGCGCTGAACCGGACGACCATGGGTTCGGTGCGCAAGCTGAAGGACAACAACAGGCAGTACATCTGGATGCCTGGCCTGGCGCAGGGCCAGCCGAACACCATCGATGGCGACCCGTATGTCGAGGTGCCGGACATGCCGAACGAGGGGGCCAACGCCTTTCCCATCGCCTACGGCGACTTCGCCCGCGCCTACACGCTGGTGGATCGCATCGCCATGTCGATGCTGCGGGATCCCTATACCCAGGCCACCAGCGGCAACATCCGCTTCCTGTTTTACCGCCGCATCGGCGGCCAGATCGTGCTGGCCGAGGCGATCCGCAAGCTGAAGTGCTCGACCTGATCGACGACGGCGGCGCGGCTCCGGTCGCGCCGCTCTCTTCCTCACCTTCACGATTCCCGGAAAGGAAAGCGCAATGGCGCGCGATATTCACAACAGCCTGCACGTCCGTCGCGGCATCAGCCCCGCGGCGGCGATCATCGACAATACGCCCTTCGTTTCGCAGATCGCCGATCTTCTCGGCTACGAGGCTGCCGAGTTCGTCATCCTGACCGGCGCGCTCGCCGATGCGGACGCCACCTTCACCACCTTGGTGGAGCATGGCGACGCGGCCAACCTGTCCGACGCAGCCGCGGTGCCCGACGACCAGCTGATCGGGCTGGAAACCCAGGCGAGCTTCCTGTTCAGCGACGACGACAAGGTGTTCAAGATCGGCTACCGCGGTCCCAAGCGTTACGCGCGCGTGACGGTGACGCCGGCGGCCAACACCGGCAACGCCTTCGTCGCGGGCGTCTGGGTGCTTGGCCACCCTCGTAACCGGCCGACCTCGAACCCGCCGGCCTGATCATGAAGGTGAGGGTCATCAAGGCATTCGTGGGGGCGCCGGATGGCGCCCTCCATCCCCGACAGTTTGACGTGTCGGAGTTCGTGGAGGGCGACCTGGCCCGTGTCGCGCTCGCGGAAGGATGGGCCGAAACTTTGGAACCCGCGCCTGCTGAAGAGCGGGAGCCAGGCCGACGGAGGCCGGCGAGCCGGTGAACCCGCCGCTGTTCGAGGTGGTGACGCCTGCTGGGAGTGCCACGGCCCGGCGACTGACCACGGCGGCGAAGGTCCAGGCGGCTCTCCGGCTGGGGAGTGTCGACAGCACGTTGATCGAAAGCATCATCGATGCCGTCAGCGGGGAGTGTGCCCGGTTCAGCAATCTGGCCCGTGCGGTGGCCGGTCCGGTGGCTACGTTTGGCCAGGAGGTCGTCCGTGCCACCTGGCTGGGCACCGACATGAGCCGTAGTTCAATCCTGGTCTTGCCCTGGCGCGCGCCCGTTACTGCGGTGAGCAGTGTCGTGGAGGATGGGACCAGTCTCGCCTTGAACACCGACTTCCGCCTCGTTGGCGGC